GAGCAGAATAAGATATACAGTTCCTACATCAGGAACAAGAGCGTGTTTATGTAGAGATAAAGATACATATTCTATTGAATGTTGTGACGATCAAGATTACATGGCACAGGGTATTGGGAACATTACTGGGACAGATAGTGAATAGTAGCAATCAAAAAGCATAACCAAAAATATAACAAACACAAATTAATTTAATTGTAATATCATGAAAGCGACAGAAATGTTAAAACAAGTAAAAGACCTACTAGGTTTGGAAGCTATTGAAATAAATTTAGAAGAGCAAGATATAAATCTTGAAGAAACTAAAGAAGAAACTTTAGCTACAGATAAAGTAGAGGAAACAAAAGTAGAGCTTGCAACAGCACAGCTTGAAAATGGTACAACAGTAGAAGCAGAAGCTTTTGAAGCTGGTAACGAAATATTTATTGTTACAGAAGACGAAAAAGTTGCTCTACCAGTTGGAGAATACACTCTTGAAGATGGTAATAAATTAACTATTGAACAAGAAGGTATAATTGCTTCTATTGGCGAAGCTGAAACAGAAGAAACTGAAGAAGTTGAAGCTGCAGCAGATTTTGCTACAAAAGAAGAGTTAGCAGAGGTAAGAAAAGCAGTCGAAGATATTGTAACTATGATTGAAGAATTAGGTTATGGTAAAAAAGACGAAGAAATGGCTTCTGAAGATGTTAAAGAAGAATTATCTGAAGAACCAACAAAAGAAATCTTATCTGAAGTAGAAAAAGTAAAACACAATCCAGAAAGTGAAGAAAAAACACAATTAAACATTTCTTCAAATTCTAGACCTATGAATACTTTAGATAGAGTAATGCAAACAATATCAAATTTTAATTAAAATCCAAAAAAATGGCAAATAGTACAACATCAATAACTAGCACGTATGCGGGCGAATTCGCTGGTAAATATGTGTCCGCGGCTTTACTAAGCGGGAATACTTTGGCTAACAATTTAATAACTGTTAAACCAAATGTGAAATTTAAAGAAGTAATGAAAAAAGTTGCTTCTACAAGTATTGTTAAAAACGGAGCATGTGACTTTACAGGGCAAGCAGACGTTTTAACTTTAACAGAAAGAATCCTACAACCAGAAGAATTCCAAGTGAATTTAGAGCTTTGTAAAAAAGACTACGTTCAAGACTGGGAAGCTGTTCAAATGGGTTACTCTGCAATCAATGAAACTTTACCTCCATCATTTTCTGATTTCTTAATCGGACACGTATCAGCTAAAGTTGCTCAACGAATCGAGCAAAATATCTGGACTGGATTAAATGGAGTAGATGGATCTTTTGATGGATTCATGACTACACTAGGCGCAGACACTGACGTGGTAGATGTAACAGGTACTGCTTCTACAGCAGCAAACATTATAGAAGAGCTTGGTAAAATAGCTGATGCTATCCCAACAGCAGCATATAGTTCAGAAGATATGACTATTTATTTACCTGCTAACATGTATAGAAATTACATTAGAGCATTAGGTGGATTTGCAGCGGCAGGAGTTGGAGCTAACGGTACTAACAATCAAGGTACTCAATGGTACAGCAAGGGCGGAGGTCTTCAGTTTGATGGTATTCCAGTTGTAATGGCGCAAGGTTTATCAAGTAGTGATGCAGTAGCAGCTGAAAGATCAAATCTTTTCTTCGGTACAGGTTTATTAAGCGACCACAACGAGGTAAAAGTATTAGACATGGCTGATTTAGACGGTTCTCAAAATGTAAGAATCGTAATGAGATTTACTGCTGGAATTCAGCACGCAATCGGTTCTGACATAGTATTATACGCAACAGCGTAATTAAAGATTGTATAACATAAGAAAGGGTGGGCAATCTGCCTGCCTTTTTTTTTAAAATAAAAATAATATGGCTTGTGATTTAACTCAAGGAAGAAAAGAACCTTGTAAAGACGTAGTTGGAGGTATAAGAAAAGTATATTTTACTGATTTTGGTGATTTTGGAACTGTAACAAGTGCAGACGAACAAATTACTGATATGAGTGGAACTTTTACTGCCTTTGAATATGATTTAAAAGGAAATTCATCTTTTGAAACAACAGTAAACAGCTCAAGAGAAAACGGAACAACGTTTTTTGAGCAAACATTAAACATAACATTAAAAAAATTATCTAAAGAGGATAATAAAGAATTAAAACTGTTAGCATATGGGAGACCACATATAGCAGTAGAAGATTATAATGGCAATGTTATGGTAATGGGATTAGAGAATGGAGCGGACGTAAGTGGCGGAACAATAGTAACGGGAGCAGGAATGGCTGACCTATCAGGTTATACGTTAGCGTTCACTGCACAGGAAACTTCACCAGCTAAATTTGTAGCTAGTCCAACAGCGGCAGATCCATACGCAGGTATGTCATCAGCAACTGTAACAGTAACTGAGGGAACTAACTCTTAATAATCCTTTAAACTCAATAAAGAAGGCACTAATTGGTGCCTTTTTTTATGTTTAATAATTAACAAAATAACATTTATTTTATTGTTATAATATGATAATATTACAAAAGAGTTTAACTTCTCAAACGATTAGTTTTATTCCAAGAGAATACGTAGCATCTGGCAGTAACATTTATAACATATCAATTATAAATGAAACAACAAATAAGTCAGTGTATGATGAAGATACAAATACATTTACTTTATTAGATTATTATTATCAGTATTCAGATGTATTTACGTTAGTAGAAGATACGTTTTATATACTAACGATTAAAAAGAGTGGCAGTGTTATTTATAAAGACAAAATATTCTGTACAAATCAAACTGTTACAAACTATTCAGTTAATGATGGCGAATACACACCACAAGAAACAACAAACGAATTTATAGTACTATAATATGGACAATTTACACATAGTAAACTTATCAGAATACAATAGACCTAAAATATCAGAAGATAAGCATAGGGATTGGGTTAATTATGGCGAGAACAATGATTATTATTCTTATTTAATTAACTTATTTATTAATTCTGCAACAAACAATGCAATTATTCAAGGAATATCGCAATTAGTATATGGTAAAGGTATAGATGCAACAGACAGCTCAAAAAAGCCAGATGAATATGCAGCAATGAGATCTATATTCCCAGAATCAGACTTAAGAAATGTAATTTTAGATCTTAAACTTTTAGGTGAAGGAAGTTTTCAGGTATTATACCAAGATGGTAAAGTAATAAAGTCAGAACATTTTCCAAGACAAACATTAAGAGCAGAGAAATGTAATGATGATGGAGATATTGAAGCGTATTATTATTTTCATGACTGGAGCAAGATAAAAGCAAATAGTAAACCAAAAAGAATAGCTGCTTTTGGATTTGGTAATGGTAAAGAACCAGAAATTAAAGTTGTAAAAAGATATGTAAGTGGATATGATTATTATTGTCCAGTAGATTATCAAGGAGCATTAGCTTATGCTGAATTAGAATCAGAAGTATCAGACTATTTAATTAATGATATACAAAACGGATTTTCAGGAACAAAAGTCGTAAATTTTAACAACGGAGTCCCTGATAGAGAGAAACAAATGCAAGTTAAAAGTGATGTAATGCGTAAGCTTACAGGAGCAAGAGGAGAAAAAGTTATTATAGCATTTAACAACAACGCTGAAAGCAAAACAACAATAGATGACGTTCCATTAACTGATGCACCAGCACACTATCAATATCTATCTACAGAATGTGCTAATAAGCTAATTGTAGGACACAGAGTAACATCACCATTACTTTTAGGTATAAGAACAGAAAATAATGGACTAGGCTCAAATGCTGATGAAATTAAAACAGCTTCTTTGTTGTTTGACAACGTTACAATAAAGCCTTATCAGGAGCTTTTAATAGGCTGTATGGATGCAATACTCGCTGTAAACGAGATAAGCCTTAATTTATACTTTAAAACGCTTCAGCCGCTTGCTTTCATAGATACTGACAATGCAGTTACTGATGAATCAAGAGAAGAAGAAACAGGAGTTAAATTAGCGGAAGAAAAACCAGACCTTACAGATGAAATGGGAGAAGATTTTCTTTCACAGCTAGAGGGTGAGACAATGGAAGAGTATGACCTTATAGGAAAAAGAGAATATACAGAAGAAAACGAAGGTTTAGAAGAGTGGAAACAAAAAGTAATAGATGGTGATTTAGAATTAGAATCAATTAAGTCTAAACCATCAGGCGAAAGCACTTTAGATAAAAGCGTATATAAAGTTAGATATGCTTATGAAGAAAAATACACAAGTGGTAAATCTAGAAAGTTTTGTTCAACCATGATGAAAAGAACAAGAAATGGTGTTGTGTATAGATTAGAAGACATTGATAAAGCTTCTAGAGCAGGAGTAAATAAATCATTTGGACATAAAGGACAATCTTATGATCTATTTAAATATAAAGGAGGACCTAACTGTGGACATTTATGGGAAGAAAGACTTTATAAACTTAAAAAGAAACAAGATGGAGAATACTATGAAGATAAATCTTTAGCAAGTAGCAAAGAAGTAGATAGTATTCCTAAATCTTATAAACCAAGACCAGCAGGGCACAAAAAAGCAGCAATAGCTCCTAAAGACATGCCTAATAACGGATATAAAACACCTAGATAAAAATGGCACAAGCATTATTAATTAGCAGAAAAGATATAGTAAAGTTTACAGCAATGAATGGTAATGTTGATACTGATAAGTTTATTCAGTTTATCAAAATAGCACAAGACATTCATATACAAAACTATTTAGGATCAGACTTATTAAATAAAATAGAAGCAGATATAATTGCAAGTACTTTAACTGGAAGTTATTTAAGTTTAGTTAGTGATTATGTAAAACCAATGCTTATTCATTGGGCTATGGTAGAATACCTTCCTTTTGCTGCTTACACGGTAGCTAATAAAGGAGTATTTAAACATTCAAGTGAAAATGCAACTAATGTAGACAAAGACGAAATAGATTTTCTTATAGAAAAGGAAAGAAATTTAGCACAGTACTACACGGACAGATTTATTAGCTACATGAGCTTTAATAATGACAGTTTCCCAGAATACAACAGTAACTCTAACGAGGATGTATATCCTGATAAAGATGCAAGTTTTGAAGGATGGGTATTGTAAAGAAAAAATATAAACCTAAAGCCTATAACCTTGAAAGATTAAAAAAATTCATTATAGACTTAAAAAAGAATAACAAAAAATTAAAAAACTTATTGTAATAGTATGTTTGGAACAATATATGACGAATCGTGGTGGGGAAATGTAAATGAAGAAAATGGATGGGGTTCAATCTATCCTTTTGATGCAGATGGCTCTTATTTTAGAGCAGACACAACCCTAGTATTAGCAAGCAGCACATTATTTACAGCAGATAAAACAATTTATTAAGACATGGCAAAACAAACAATTAATATAGGAACAACAGCAAATGACGGAACGGGAGATCCAATAAGATCCGCATTTGACAAATCAAACGATAACTTTACAGAGTTATACGCTGGAGCTGGGGGTGTGGCTGATGACGCAATTACATACGCTAAACTAGGCACGGAGTTTACAACAATACAGGCTTTAACTGGTCTAGATGTAGATTGGTCTGCAGCAACAATATTCACTAAAACAATAACAGCAACTGAAGCATTAACATTTAGTAATGTAGAAACAGGAAAGGTAATTGATTTAGTTTTAACAGGAGGAACAGCAGTTACTTTACCTGCATCAGTAAATGTTATATCAGGTACTTATGATCCTGCTGTGTCTAACTTAATTCAAATAACAGCAACAAATGGCTCAACAGAACAATGGGCAGTAATATCTAAACCAGCAGCATAATGAAAGCAGTAAACAACAACGGAATAATTACGGTATATCAAGGAGTACCACAACAATTCAAATCATCTACAGGTTTTCACTTAAACGCAAGAGGAATGACAGCAGACGAGTTAACAAATGCTGGATTATTTGATGTAATCATAGATGAAAATTACGACTCAAGAATACATACTTTAGGTGAGATCTATTGGGATACAGGAGCAACAGTATTTAGAAAAGATAAAGAAGATATTACTTGGGATGAAAGTTTATCAGAAATAAAAGCAAAAGAAATTAATAACTTTAAAGCAAGAATAGGAAGCGAACTATCTAAAACAGATTGGTATATAATAAGAGAGATGGATAATGGAGCAGATGTACCAGCAGAGATTGTAGACGCAAGAGTAGCTTTAAGAGAGTTATCAGACACAGTTGAATCAGAAATCAATGCACTAACTACTAAAAAGAAAGTTAAGACATACGATTTCCCTAATATAGATTAAATATGGCTGTAAATAAGAAATTATTACAGGGTGCTACTGCAGGTGCAGGTGGACTAACACCAAGTGAACATTTTGGAGTAGTATTATACGAAGGAGATGGTTTATCAGGACATTCTATTAACGGAGGTAAGTTTGGGGCAGCATTTTATGGTAATGGAAGTAGTAGTAAGATAGATATTGGAAATTTAAATCTTGGTGGTAATGCAGAAAGAACAATATCAGTTTGGATAAATACAAATAGTTTAAGTTCTGCACAAACTATATATCAACACGGTGCTAATGCTAATGGACAAAGATTTGGTTTTGCTATTGATACTGCAGGTAAAGTTTATGTAGAATATTATAACAGAGACGCAATAACAAGTTCAGCACATATTTCTGTAAACACTTGGTATCATTTAGCAGTAACATATAATGGTGGTGCTATAGAAACTGCAACTAATACTCAAATATATGTTAATGGCTCTGCAGTAGCTATGTCATCAACAGGTACTCAAACAGGAAACGCTAATACGTCTAATAGTAACTATGGTATAGGCTATAGAAGAGCTTCATCAAACCAATACTTTAGTGGTAAAATTGACCAAGTTAGAATATTCCAAAAAGCTCTATCATCATCAGAAGTTTCAACACTATATGCAGAAACAGTAGAAACAGTAGAATCATTAGACCCATTATCAGAAGATACAACAGACACACTACAAGTACTTGGAGATAGTTCTTGTTTGCTACTTATAGATTTGAGAATGATGAAGTA